ATGATAGATTATTTCAAATTTAGGAAATTAGGAATTTACAATTTTTCTCATTTTTTGCACAATTTACGCAAAATGACAGATTAATTGGAATTTTGGAATTTTGAATTTTTTGCACCGCTCCAATTATTATTTGGAGGTGTAGAATTAATTGGAATTTCCAATTTATTGCGAAAGTTGGGAAATTTGCGAAAAAAACGAAAAAAACGAAAGAAATTGGAATTTTCAATTTTTTGCATTAGTTGTGAAATTTTCGCAGAAAATGAAAAAAACTACAAATACCTAGTTAATATTCTGCAATTGCAAAGGCTTAATTAGGGAACTGTAGTTTTTTTCATTTTCTGCGAAAATTTCACAACTAATGCAAAAAATTGAAAATTCCAATTTCTTTCGTTTTTTTCGTTTTTTTCGCAAATTTCCCAACTTTCGCAATAAATTGGAAATTCCAATTAATTCTACACCTCCAAATAATAATTGGAGCGGTGCAAAAAATTCAAAATTCCAAAATTCCAATTAATCTGTCATTTTGCGTAAATTGTGCAAAAAATGAGAAAAATTGTAAATTCCTAATTTCCTAAATTTGAAATAATCTATCATTTTCTGCAAAAAAGTTAAAAAATTGGAAATTCCTAAATTCCAAATAATTCTACATTTCCAAATAATTTTCCAACTATGATAAAAAATACTAATTTTCTAAATTCCTAAATTACAATTAATCTGTCATTTAGTGAAATTTGTAATATAAAATTTGCAAATTCAAACTTTGGAAATTTGTAATAAATGTTAATTTGTGGATATTAATAACTACTAACTATAATATTATAATTTATAATTTGTAGGGAACCAAACCCACAATTTAAAACTTTTAGTTACTAAACATATTCATAATTTATTTAAATTATTAATTCTAGCAAACCAAAACCTCAATTTAAAATTGCTAAGTTACTAAACATATTGTTAATTTGTTATATTTATTCATTTCGTTATTTGTTGTTAGTTTTTTGCGTTTAGTGTTGGAGAAATTGGAAGTTTAGAAAGAAAAGTTTATATACCAGAAGAAAGCATTTAATAATGTTAGTGGGCATTATCTTTCTTCTTATTATTATTTTTTTATATATATTATTATTAACATTTAAATTAGATAATTATATAACTACATAGTTAGTATATTATATAATTAGCTAACTACTAATTAGTAGTTTATAATTTAATAATTATAGTTTTATAGTTCAAGTGAAAAATATAGTTTCTTTTTTTCTTTCAATTCAATAGAAGATTCTGTATACAGTTTGGATTTATATCAGTATTTTATGGAGGAAATTGTAAGGAGATTTAATAATTTTGAGAATATATGAACTATCTAGTTATACAATATAATAATTATATAGTTATGTAGTTAGTAGTTTATAATTAATAAATTATGATCAAACCCAAAATAGGTTTTTTTACGCGATTTCACCGTTAGGAAACAATTTATCTCTGCAGTTATGAGAGAAATTGGAGAGACAGAATTTACACGTTCTCTATAGAGAGAGATGATGGAGAAGAAACGAAAAATAGAGATCTAAAAAAGGAGAGAAAAATTTAAATATGAGTTTAGACATATGTAAAATCAGTGAAAGAAAAATGAACATGGATGAAAAGATAAATCAAATTTTGCAAAAGGCAAAAGAAGAAGGAGAAGCTTTTTTAGTTTCACTTACTCCAGAACAATTGAGACAAAGTGGATTTGAAGAAAGTGAGGACTTTTTTAACTTTGAATTTGTGAAAATATATGTTCTATATGATGATCAATTCAAACTAAAATATGTTTTTAACAATGACCCAAGTAATTTTCTATACGAATCAAAAGAGGACTTAGGAGGATTAAAGGAGTTTATAGAAGTTGTTAAAAAATATCTAGAAGTTTCAGAATAATTTTTTTCTTTTTTTGTTTCAATTTTCCCAGTTATCGTTTTTTTCTCCAAATTTCTATTTTTTCATGACTATTTTCCAAAATTGTTAACATTATGAAGAATTTTTTTCAAAGTTAGGATAAAAATTCATGACTAACATTTATTGAGAGAAACATAAATATGTCATAAATATAAAAGAAAATCGATATATTATGAATATAGTTTTAAGAGAATTTGATAAAGAAAAATTTAATATAAATATCACTGCATGGTTAGATATTGATAATGATATTCAAAGTTGTTATACAAATTTTAAAGAAATTACGATAGTTACAATAATTCAAATGATTTCTGAAATTGTAGAAAAAGATGGCTGGGATTTACAATATTTTGAGAAAGATGAAGAAGAAAAATTATTTAATGCATTTATGAAAAATTCTAAAATTACAGTAAGATTAAATAAAAAGATAGATGAATTAAATTATGTTTTTGAAGAAACTATTGTTGAATTTGATTTTCCAGAAATTGAGAAAAAGAGAATTGCGGAAATATATTTGAGTAATATACTTAATAATCTTTATTATTTTGATGAATGTATTATTTATAATTTAGATGAAGGAGATATTAATTTAATACCAGAAGTTTTAAGTGATGAAGTTTATCAATTATTAAGTCCTGATGAAATAAAGGGAAAATTTAAGGAAAAGATAGAGAAAATTAATACTGAAAAAGTATAGATGAGATGTGAAAATATGAATTTAAATACATCAATAGATCCAATATGGCTTTTAGTTATTGCTGGAATTTTTTATGAATTATTATTTATCTTTTTCTTATTAGAATTAAGACAGATAATGAAACGAATTGAAGAAGAAGAATTAGTCAGAATGTTAAAAAAGAAATATGGGGACTAAATGCATTTTTATGCAAAATGTGATGTGGGCTACAAAGATAAAAGTTTAGAGAAAACTTTAAATATAAGTTTTTACATAGATTATATTGGTGAAAAAAGAATGAAAGAAGTAAAAGTTGGTTCAACTACATATTACATACAAGATGAAGACGATTTAATAAGCGTAATTCATCAGTTGGCCCGTGAGGGCTATAGTATAAGTCAAATAGCTCAAGTGTTAGGAATAAGTGAACGACAAGTAAGAAAGTATTTGGAAGATTGTTGGTAAGTTAATTCTTTTTTTAATTTCCAATTTTTTCTTTTTCTTTTTCGTTTTTTTCATTAATTTATTTTTCTCTTATTTTTATCTAATTTTATCGATAATTTTTTTCACTTTTGACATATTATTTCTAAGTTTGAGAAATTTAGATAGCGTAAAATGAAAACGTAAAAGTTTGAAGAAAACTTTATATATAAGTTTTTACATAATAGATATTAGTGATAAAATGAGTCAAGTAGAAAAGCAAAAAGTTAAATTAGGAAGAAAAGAAAAAGCGGTTTTAGATTTTTTGAAATCGTATCCTCAAGGAATATGGAAAGATGAGGTTATTAGACATTTTTCATGGGCATCAAGATATGACTCTGTAATGAGTAAACGTTTGCACAATCTGCAGAAAAAAGGATTAATAGTGATAAAAGCAGAAGTTAATCCTTCCTCTGGAAGGTCAAAACAAAGAGTATATTTAAAACAATAATTTTTTTCTTTAAGCTTTTTCTTTTTTTTAGTTTTATTTTAATTCTCTAATTAAATCTTCTATCTCATCTATTATATCTTCTATTTCTTCAATTTTTTGTTTTTCAAAATTATGTTCTTCATAGTTTTCAATAAGTTTCATACTTTCTTCTAGTTTTTCTTTTGCATTTTGCAATTCTTTTATTGCATCTTCAAGATCTGATATTATTTCATCATAATCTATCATTTCTTATCACTCTTTTATAATTTTTGAAACTTTTCCAATTGTTACATTTATTGTATTGCCAAAAGTTGAAAACCAAATTTCAAAATTTAATAGTTTATTATCAATTTCTAAATAACCAGCAATTTTATTTTTATTTTTTGTATAAAATATTATTCTTGGTTTTTCGTTAAAAATAAAAGCTTTATTTAGTAAATTTAAAATATCTTTTTCATTCATATTTTCAACTTTGTTTTTTATTTTTTCCATTTGTTCTAAAAATTTTTCACTCATGTTTTCACAATTAATGTTATATTATATGACATATAAAAAGATTTTTATTTTTTCAGAATAAAGAGCCAAAACATTTTGCTTTAAATTCACAATTTTTACATAAATAATTATTTGCTCCTGGTATAGTTTTATAATCTTGTGATTTCATAAATTCTTTAAATTTCTTAATCCAGTCAATTGTCTTTTTCATATATTCATCTAATACTTTTTTGTCTATTTGAAATTGTCTAACTTCTTTATTTATTCTATTTAAATATATAATGTATACGTTATCAATTTTATAGTTTTGTTGTTGTAGTAAATAATAGTAAATTGAGACTTGGTAAAGATGATATTCCTTTATATTGAAATAGTTACTTGTGATAGTTTTAAGTTCTATAAGATCATTATTACAAATTAAGTCAATTCTTCCAGAAATTTTTATATTTTCAATTTCTCCTTTTATTTCAATTTCTGCTTTACAATTTAGTTTTTCTTGAAAATAATGTTCTACTTTTTCATGATATTGTTCTCCTAGGTCTAAAGTAATTTCATTTACGGCTTTCTCAAATTCAAATTTTCTACTAAAATAGCTTTTTCTAAAACAAATTCCAATTTCTGATGGAAATATTGTATCTTCTGGATATTTCATTTTAAAACTTTGTTTTACAAATTCTTCATAATTTGTCATTTTTAACCACCTAAATTACTAAATCTCATTAAGTTTATTATTCTGTTACAAATTTCTTCATTTTGTACTTTTCCAATTTGTAGATCTATATCTAGAGCTTGTAATAAAATTTGAATATCGATACTTTGCTCTTGTCTTCTAGATTCCAAATTATTGCAATTTACATAGTTATTAATACTATTTATTTTCTGTTGAATTAATTCAATTAATGCTTTTAAAATTGATGGATATAATACTCTTGCATTTATAATTTTATCATAAGTTTTTTTAATTGCTAATTGAATAATATGAATTCTATCTAAAATTGCTGAAGTAAATATTTGATAATTTTGTAAATAATCTTCTATATCTGGATTTACTAATTTATTAAGTGTATAAGAATATGGATTTCCAGCGTAAATAATTGGAATACATTTTTGAATAGTAGCAGATTTTGACTCTGTTCCAGCACCTCTTGTCCAAATACAATTTTCAATTCCAGTTGATAGAGTTGAATTTATAGTATTTAGTTCTTTTGTTGAAAAACCATCTTTCCAATTTTGAATTTCATCAAATATCAATCCATTTGATAAAAATACAGCTCCATACATATTGTTTCGAGCATCGTAAACCAAATTGGCATATGTTGGAGCTTCAGTGTAATATCTAAAATTGAAAACTTCTTGTAAAATCATAAAAGTTGTAGTTTTTCCAGTTCCTCTGTTGGAGATTTCAATATAGTTAATTTGGCGTTTTGTTATTGGAGATTTGAAGAGCGGAAATAATCTCGGTAGGAAGAGGAAAATGTCATTTATTTCCATTTTTGAAGGATCATATCCAAAACTTTGAAGTAGTAAAGCATATGTTTGATATTCTTGATTTGCTAATTCAAATAATTCTTTTGCAATTTCATAATTGTTGGGTGGCTCAATTGAATAAATATCATAAATACGCCAACCTTCTATACCTTTTCTAATTTTGACAAACATGTAACTTGTAATTAAATTATAGAAATCTTCAGGATTATCAGCTATAAAATGTGGATCGAAATTTGTAGTAAAACCATTTTGAAATTTTGCTATTATTTCATCATCTTTAACTTTAAAATTAACAATTTTTGAAATAAACTTAACTTCATCATTAAATAATAAATAGCTTTGAAAATATTGTTGATCAATTCCGCGTTTATAAGCTTTTAAAATTTCAATTTTCTTTTGTTCTTCTATTTGTTTTCCAGAAAGAATTATATTAAGGACTCTTTCTGTATCTCTTGGATTATAAAAAAAAGAATGAGATTTTATTTTTTCAAGAAGTTGATTTGAACTACTCATGAAAAAAAATTTATCTTATGACGTTTTAAAATTCATCTTCTACGTTTTTCTTTTCTCTTTTTTTCTCTTTCTTTTGCTCTTTTTGACTTTCTGTATCTTCTTCTAATTCTAATTCTTCCTCTTGAACTGTATTATTATTCCTTGGTGTGAATTTTACATATTCGTTTAATAAGTCAGCATATTTATTTAAGAATTCTGCAATTAATCTTAAATCTTCACTGTCATTTGCAGTTATTCCTAACTGCTTTCTGAAATTGTTTTGACTATGTATAGTCATAGAATATCTTACTTTACTATCTTGCGGAATTGCATTTAATTGAACTACCAATCTTTTTAATCCCTTAATTTTTAAAATTCTACTGGCTATTTTATTGTTTTGTTTTGCTTGACTTCCTAATTGATCTATTATTTCTTTAAGGGACGCCATACATACTCCCTAGTTTTATCTTTTTAATATGACATATTTATATATTTATAAAAGTACAAGCCATGATATTTAGAAGTTAAAAAAGAAGAGAAAAAAATATTTAAATTACCTTGAAGAATATAGATCTTATTAATTTAGATATTTTCATGTTGTATTTATTTGCTAATTCTACAAGTTTGTTGTAATATAATTCATCGACAGTAAAAAAAACACGCTCATCATAAATTTCACTGATTTCAATTTCTTTGAATTCTTTTTGAGAATTTAGAATTCTGTCAATTTCTTGTTTTATTGTCTCTCTTTTCTCATAAAAAAGATTTTTATACTTTGATGGTATACGTAATTCGATATACTTATTTCTTTGCTTTTTCATAATTTTAGATATTTTCGGGCATTATATAAACATGACATATACATTTAAATGTCAGGTTTTCATTTACATGTGTGAACTGTGAAAAAGTTTTTAGTTATCATTTTCTTTATGTTTACACGTATTTTATTACTATTGCTACAAATTATCGTTATAATGATACATCTAAAATCTATAAAAAATTCAGACAATATATTTATAATCATGATAAAAATTCTCATATTTATAGTGTGAAAGAATATACAACAAAATTTCATGGTTTACATTATCATGTTTTAGTTTTCACGAATAAACGACTTGATTATTCCAGAATTCATAAGAAAATGCCTTCTCATAGTGATATAAATATTCAATTAGTTCCAAAAACAAAAAAAGATATAAAAAAAGTTTTAACTTATATGACTAAATCTAAAAAATAAATTATTTAGTTTGTGACTGTTGTTGAGAACTTTGCTTTTTCTGTGCTAAAGAATTTACATCTGAAAGAGTATCCATATTCAATAATGCATTAACGCCAAGAGTAGTGGTATCTTTAATACTTTCTATTGCACTAATTGTAGATTTTGTCATCTGATCTACTGCAATTTGGAATGATTGATTTGCTTGCTTTTGGTTGTAGAGATATACTATTTCTCCAACTACATATGAGCCTATTAGTACACCCATTAAGACAAGAAACCCTTCAATTGCATATTGTATTGTTGACATTTCAATTTTATTATATGCAAATTACTTAGTAATAAAGTTTATGCAAAAAATCGAAATATATAAATATGTCATAATGTTCATTTATAAAATGAGGAAAAATGATGGAGAAAGGGAAACCTGAAAGAGTTGTATTTGGAATTAATATAGATAAAGAATTGAAAACTAAATTAAAAGTTTATTGTGCTGAACATAACATTACATTAACTGAAGCCATAGAAACTGCAATTTCGGAATATTTACAAAAGAGGCAACAAAAATGAGAGTCATAACAGTAAAAATTGATGAAGATTTTCTAAAAGAAGTTGACAAATATGCCATGAATCATAAGTTAAACAGATCTGAAGTTGTCAGATTAGCAATTAGAGAATTTTTAAGTAATCATGCTAATTACGAAAGTCGATAAAAATAAAAGAGAAAATTAAGCAAAAAATATTTTTTTATTTTCCATTTTCTGACAAATATATTTCTGGTCATTTTCTTCTTTTTAATCTTTCAATTTCAGCTTTAAGTTCATCAATTTCATCATAAATATCTACAAAGATATCATAAATTGCTACATATATAATTGCAAAAATTCCAGATGCAAAAAATGTTGATATTATAACTATTGGCATATTTTTTACAAGAATTCCTAATGACATGACTATTAAAGCTAAAGACATTAAAGCTAAAAAAATTAAGAAAACTATTATTTCACGAAATTCTCTTTCCATTTTTTCTCATTTTCATTTTTCGTTATCTGACGTATATATACTTTTATTAATCTGACCACATAATATTGTTAAATCAAAGAAAGGTTTGTTATATCTGTAATTTACTCTTATATATGGCGAATATCTAAAAGTCCTTTTAATGTAACTTATAATTCCATTCGCTCTTTTTATATATAAATTATGTGCCATAATCAGTCTTATTTTTAAAGTTAGCAAAGTGTCGTTATCCATGACGTGATAATAATAAATATTAGTTGGATAAAATGCGTTCAGCCAATTCAACACTTGATCGGTAAACTTTCTACATTCAATTATGATTATATCTTCCATGATTTTCATATTCATAACTGACAATTAAATACTTTATTTTCAGTTAACATATAGTCTAATTAATAGTTATGAATTTCCCTAGTTATTACTGATATTTAATCCACAATTTCATCAACTTATATACATTATATAGTATATACGGCGTGAAAATTTATATTGTAGCAATTTTAAATATAAATTGACCAAAAATGGCAAAAGGAAGAACACCAAGATCATATAGTCAAAGATATGCAAAATGGTCAGCTAAATTTGCATCATTTTCAAATCCTACCGTAGCATCTACTATATTATCAAATGTTTCGCCAGTTGCACAACAAAATTTCCAAACTCATGTTCCAAAATTTACTAGCGTAAATGAACAAGTTTCCAGCGTATTGTCAGAATATGGAATTACTGGTCCTAACAGAGCCATTTACCAAGGCTTTGGTTTGAAGGTAGCTAGAGCTTTAAATAGACTTGGCGGTGGACCGGCGTTAGTAAATATGATCAACGGTTTGAAAGCTTATTATATTTCAGCATTTAATGCTAATCCAACTGTTTTGGATGCAGTCACCAACATTATAACTGGTTCACCAACTGGTTATGTAAGCTAAAAAATTATAGAATATCTTTTAAGCTATTTTATTTTTTTATTTTTTCTTTTTCAGAACTTTAGTTCAAATTTAAAATTTAAAAAAATTTGTTTTTAACTTTTTAACTTGAAATTAATCATTATCATCAATTTCTGTTTCTATATACTCATAATTTGTTTTACTTATTCTTTTACAATCACTAATTTTTACACCGGGATGATGTTTTTTCAAATGTGTAATCATAGCTTTTCTAGTTCTCGTTAAATGTTGACAAATTGGACACTCAAATAAAAAGATACCCATGATATTTTTTAGTGTCATGACAAATAAAAAATTCACATGGAAGTGTCGAACACAGTTCGCCACAAAACCGTAATTTTAACCATGAATTACTCATCTATTCGTAATGTGAGTGAAGATATTGCACAAGTTTTACGAAAAAATGGAGAAATTGTAACAATTTCAACAAATCCATATTTAATTCCACAATCTGATAAATTAATAATTTTTATGCCTTTCCATCCACCATCTCTAAATCCATATTTGTATGCATTTAGAGAATTTAAAGGTAAGAAGTATTTTTATACAACTTGTGATGGTTTACCTAATACAAATATTGTAAATCAATATCTATTAGAAAATATAATATTTATTCCAAATTCAAAGTTTACAGCTCAAAATCTTCAAGAAGTTGGTCTTCAAACTGATCTTCCAGTTTTCCATGGTATAAATTTTGAAATTGTAGAAAAAGCTGAAAAATTATCCCAACAATTAAAACAAAAATTAGACAAAGATTTTCCAAATACAATAAAATTCGGAATTGTTAGTGGTTTAACTAAGAGAAAAAACATGGATTTAATGTTAAAAGTTTTCCAGGAGATAAATACTAAAATTCCAGAATTAGCCAAAAAAGTTCACTTCTTTGTAATTTCGCATAAAGACTTTAAAAATTATGAAGTTCCAGCAAATGTGCATTTTGTTGCTGAATTTGGACTAAATCCAAGAGAATATATTTATGCATTTTACAAAGTTATGGATTTTGTAATTGTTCCTTCTGGAACTGAGGGCTTTGGACTTCCAGTTTTAGAAAGCATGGCTATGGGTACTCCAGTAATTCATCAATTAATGCCACCATTTGATGAATTTACCTCATGGCAGTGGAACCTTTTGATTAAATCTAATGAAGTTGAAGAATATTATGATAAAACGCATGGACAGAAATGGAAAATTCATAAATTTGATATTCATGACATGATAAATGCAATATTGATAGCTTCAGAATTGAAAGATAGAGAAGAAAGAAGTAGAAATCTAAAAGAATTAGCTAAGAGATATAATATAGAAAATTTATATGTCAGATTTTTAGAGTGACTTCAAGAGCTGGTTAATCGAAAAATTTATATGTTTTGAATGACATATAATTATAGTGAGACTATGGAGGAAGTAATAATTGAATGTAAAAATTTCACAAAGTTTCATGTAAAGAAAAAGAAAGGTGTACAAATTAAAAATATCATACAAATGTGTCAAGATTTCGGATTAGAAATTAAGGTGTATTAAAAAATGCCAAAATATTATTATTGTTATATTTGCAAAACTACACTTATTGGAAAAAAAGAATTCAAAAAACATGCACAAAAACATTTTCATAATGAAAGATGTCCATATTGCAATATGAAAACAAAAAGATTGTCAATTCATTTAGCATATTATCATTTACAATTTAGAAGAAAAGCAGTCTTATTAAGGGATTTAGCAATATTAGCAAAGGAATACGGTAATATAAACTTTCTTTACGACAAAGATTTAAAAATTGACAATTACATCAAATTTCATATAAAAAGAATGATGAATAAGTTATAATTCTTTTTTTAGTTTGTATTTTTTTCACTTCTTGTTTTCTGAGTTTTTGTTTAATAAAACTGCTATATCTTTGCTTATTTCTTCAGATATATTTTTAATTATTTCTAAAGCTTCTAATATTTCATCTTCTTTAAGATCTTCATTTTCACTAATTTCATCAATTAGACCAAGTTGTAATTGTAATAGAACCTCAAATTTTATTAAATCTATCTTTTTTACCATCTTTCCATCTAGATAGAAATTTAAAATATGACAAATATCAAGTTTTACCTAGTTTTATTTTTATTTCTTCAATTTGTTTTTTTAATTCATTCTGATTTATCTTCAATTCTTCAATTTCTATTTTTAAATTTTGTAGTTCTGAATTAACTATTTCTTTAACTGCGTCTCTTAATGCATTCTTAATTTTTAAATAAAGTTGGACAATTGCGAATAGAGTAGTTACAAATGTTGAAATAATTGTTAAAATAAGAGTTATTTCATTCATCTTTTATTCCCTCTAATTGATCTTCTAAATTATCTAAATTTAAATTCTCATCTTCTTTAAATTTTTGGTAAACAGAATCTACTTGTTTCGCATAAGGTTGTGGGTAAACTACGCGAAAATCTGAAATACCAATTCTATTAGTTTCGGGATCTTTAGCAATGAGAAATTGAAAATAGAAAGTAAATCCAGGAATATATAAATCTACAACCATGGGCAATTCTGCATTTTTTAAAACTATAATTGAATGAGGTAAATATTTACTAAGGCCATAAATTTGACCTTGAAGTTCTAGTTCTCTAATTTTATCTATCGCGATTCTTACAGGACCGAAAATATTCGAAAACTCATCTTTAATTTGCATGTTTCTTTATTTCATAAAACAAGAATAAATAAACTCAAAGCAAATTTGCTATATACATTATATTATGTATATGCATTTGTTAATGAACGCGTAAAGCATAATTAGATTATGAATTTTGAAAATATTTTAATTTTTATCAATTAAAATTGTTAATACTTTTATCTAAATCTTAAGTTAATATTTTTAAAATTTTTTTCTTATCAATCTTTTTATCAGTTTTGCAAGGTATATAAAATCCTTCATGTAAATCATACGGTTCACCATACCATAATTTTTTATTCAAATTACATGGCTCAATATTCCAATCTTTTTTCTTTTTAATTATCATGTTTATCAATTCTTCATCTTTCAGCTATATTTTTAAAGTTTTTGTAATAGAAGATTGGCTTATATTGTTTGGCTTTTGCAGACTTTTGAGCTAACTTAAGCGAATTTTCAACTTTTGCTTGACCTTGTAATTTCTCCCCAAGTTGTTGAGCAAATTGTAAATCAGTATTTGAAATTCCATAAAATGACCACTTATTCTTCCAATAATTCAAAAATTCATTATAAGGAAGTGTTCTTTTTCCAGTTGAATAACTATAATTTTGTTGATAAGGATATCTAGCAATTTCCAAAATTGCTGATGCTACCATTTTAGCATACCAAACATTAGAATATTTCTTATTTACAATTCTTTGGACTTGTAGAAATTGCTCATATGAAACTGCATAATTCTCAATTTCTGCAGAATATGTTATGTTTATTCCTCCTGGTGAAGGATCATAAAGATGCAATTTAAACAAACTTCCAAATATTGAAATTACAGTTTTATCAGCTGTTAAAATTGTTACTAAATCTAATTGTGTAACATTATTAGGATTAAATTCAGGAATTAGCATAGCAAAATCTAATGGTGTATAATCCAATATCATTCCAAAAACATCAGCAAAATTTTGTAAAATCATATTATTCTCAAGTTGAACTTTATAAGTTGGAGAATTTTCAATTTCTGGAGCTAAAACACATCTATCGAGCCAACCAACATCTAACGCAAAACCACTATTAATTATATCATTCAAATTTGGTATAAATGAAACTACAAATTTAGCTAAATCTGGAAGTTGATTAAAATTGAGATTTAAAGCATTTAACAAATCACCAACTCCAGTATTTTGAATATTATTAAGTGAATAATTATCAACATTTGGAATTTGAGTATTTCCAACTCCCAAAGTTGGAAGATCAATAGATATATTTGAAGCTGATAAACTATTAAAATATTGTTCTATTTTTTCACATGCTTGGTTTCTATTTATAATTGTATTCGCTGACTGGAAAACACTTAAATCAAAATATGTCTCATCAAAAACTGCAGGCTGATATAAAATTGAACAAAGATTTACATAATTATCATAAAGTTGTGTAGATTTGTTTATAAAATCAAGACCAGAAGTTTGACCATAAATTCCACTTTGACCTAATTGTAGAAAACTAAATGAATTTGTATTTGGATTAAATATTGACATTGCTAAATTGTTTAATGCGGAAAGTAAAGATGAAATAATTGTAGCATATGCAATTCCATAATTAGTATTTATACCTGGAGGAATTTGAATATTTTCAAGTGGAGTTGGCAAAACTGAGGAAACTCCAGCGTTAAACATTTGCGAAAAAGCGGGAAAAGTATTTCTATTCAATACTTTTTGATAAAGATGATACTTCATAGATGCGATATTTCTATTACCTACTCTTCTTCCCATAATTATTATATCTGTAAATGTAGAAAATAAAACTTAATTCTAATACATAATATAATGTATATCAGTTTTACTCTTTGATCTCATCATATTCAATTCATAAAATATATATTTGTCATAATTTGAGTTACGAATGTATGCAATTACAATTTAGAATAGAAGAAGCAAAAGATAAAGAATTAATAAAATTTGTAAGAATGTTGATAGATTATTATCATTCTCAAGGAATGCCTTTGGGAGGCGGTGCTGGAAAAAATAGCAGATATTTTATGTATATTGCTAACGACAGTGAGCAAGATTTTATTGTAGCAGTAGCATGGTTACACGATAATACGCCTTTTCGTTACATAGCTCAGGATTATAAAATTCCAAATGACAGAAGTTATTTTATTAGAAGAATTACTAAAACAGCTCCAGGAGATTATGACGTTAGTTTTCTAATTGATTTAGCTAAAAAGTTAAAAAATGATGGAGTTGAAGTATTATGGACACTAGGATTTCCAGAACACTCTAATACTTTATTCAAGAAAGCTGGATTTGTTGAAGTTGGGAAAACAAATAGAACTGGACATCCAATTTTCGTGAAGTGGTTAAAATGACAATTGTTGTAATTATAGATAAAGAAGTTGAAAATTTGGAATGTATAAAAGAAGGAGGTAGAGATTTATATGATGATTTTATAGGCGTTTTGTCAGATTATGAAATTGTAAATGAATATGCTGTTAATGTAAGTGATGAAACATGGGGAAAAATAAGAGATGATTCTATAAAAAGATTATTTTTAGATGAAAGTGATGAACAAAGTTCATCACAAAATGAATTTAAATATTATTTAAAAAACGCTAACTATGTATTTGTTTACAAGGACGGAAAATATAAATTATGTTTACCAATAAATGATTAAAATAAAAAAATTATAACTTATGTTTTTTAATCTTATTTGCTATATATACTGATTCGATAATTGAAAGAAGTGTTTCAAGTTGAACATCATCTTCTATGAGCATTCCAAAAAAATAACCAAAGAAAATAATTAAAGAATCCATACTTATTTTTTCATCTTTATAACTTTCTAGTATATCGTAAAAAGCGTACTCTAAATAGCTTACTTGTTTTTCTATAATTTTAAGTGAATTTTCATCTGGATGAAAAGTTTCTTTAAAAACTTCTATTATTTTTTCTAAGCCTTTGTCCATACTTATCTATATAAAAATTTTCATTATGACAAATTTAAACATATATATGTCATAGTTTTAAAATTTTAGCTGATGAATTTTAGACAATCTGGAAAATATTATGAATATAAAACTGTTGAATTTCTTGAAAAAAATGGCTATAAAGCTATAAGAATTCCAGTTTCTGGAACTGGAAAACAGCCAATTCCAGATATTATAGCAATTAAGGATAATACAATTTTTCCAATTGAAGTTAAATCAACTTCACAAAATTATGTTGTAGTTGATAATTTTCAAATTGATAAATTGTTTAAGTTCTGTGAGATATTCAATTTTTGTAATTGTAAACCGTTAATACTAGTTCATTATAAAAAATATAAAAATGTCATAATATATAATTTGAAGCAAGATGTCAGAGAAAAAAGTAAAATCAAATTTGAATACAGAAATAACAGCAAAACTGTATTTAGCACTTGACGACTTAACATTAGCATTAGCTACTTGCGATGATGAAAATATTAGAAAGAGTGAAGTTTTTCAAAAAGCTCTAGAAGTTGTAAAAATTGTCAAAGAAATGAGAAAAATGCAAGTAAAACCGCCAGATGAAGAAAAATCCTAAATTTCAATTTTTTTCAAGTTTAAGAGATATCAAGTTTGATATAACTCTTTTCATCTAAAATTTTTTTCTTTATAAATCTCGTTACACTCTTTCTTTGCGTAAAATTACGTTAAGAAAAATAAAAATCTCGAGAGATAAGAGTTTAAAAAGATTTCTTGTAAATTTACGACTTTAGTTTATATACTCATCATTACAATTTGTTACGCAGTCAGCGAAATAAAAGATCATTAGATGAATTGAAAGTACGTGCTTGATTTCAAATTTCAATTTTTCATATCATAAAAAAATCGAAAAGTAAAAAAGGTTTTACTTCTTCAGTTGAAAACTTCAAAAAAAGAAAGAAGATTTTTACATAAAACAATTTTTACTTTTACAACAACATTTATAATTTTATAATATACACATGATAATAATATGAGTTTCTTATTAAATCTTGGAGATTTAGGTACATTTTTTTCAGATGAGCTAACAGCATTAGAGAATTTTGCAAATTTCTTAAGCTCTGATTTTATAAACTTTTTTAGTGCAGTAGTTAATGATATTGAAAATGTTGTAAGTTTCTTAGGTCAAGCAATTAGTGATATTCCAACTTTTATGCAAAAAATTGCTAACAATTTCTTGACGATTTTGCAAAACTTTGTACAAACTGCAATTCCAGTAGTTTCAGGATTTTTAACATTTCTTGAACAACAAATTATAAATGTATTTCAAGATTTGTCTTCTTTAGCTTCTACATTTATTAATGATGCATATTCATTTTTACAAGGTGTTGTAAATGCATTTGCAAATTTAATAAGTACAATAGTTCAAGATTTTCTAAATAATTTTGGTCAAAATATGAAACATATTAGTTCTGCAATTTCTCAAGTTACTCAATTTTTAACTCCATTTATCGCTCCAGTCACTTTAGGAAAATTTTTGCCAGCAATAATAGATAAATTAGCTGAAATTTTGCCAGAAGTTGAAATTGATTTAGCGCCAGTTGGCTTAGGCGGAAAAATTCCAATTAACTTTGGAGAAATTGTAAAAGCGTTTGCTGAAACTTCAGTTGACTTTTTAAATGAAGTTAGACAAGAAATACAAACTACGCTTAAGGAGTTTATAAAAGAGCCATTTATTTCAGATTTTAAAATTACTGCGAGAGAAATATTTAATGAAATTGGTCTTGGTGATTTACCATTTGCTGACCCACCATTTACACAAATAGCGAAATGGGTTGGCTCAAGATCATTTTCTGAAATAAAAGATCATTTAAGAGAAACAATTTATTTAACTGGATTTCCAGCATGGTTTACTGATGCTTATCTAGAATCTCCAGTTGATGATTTTATTCCAAGAAATCCGTTATTTAGACCAGTAAATATAAGAGATGTAATTTTAGCTTCCCAATATGGAATTTTAGATTTTAGTGCAGTTTCGCAATATGCAGAAAATAATTTGATAACTCCAAAAACTGCAAAATTAATGTATCAAAATGAGACTGCTAGACTTTTACAAAGAGCAGTTGAAGAAGGAATTAGACAATTTATAGTTTCTCCAGAAAAAGCTTATCAAGAAATAATACAAAATGTAAATTTAGCTGGAAAGGATCTATTTTTAAAAGTTTTCTCTTTGGAGTATAATTATGCAGTTCAAAGAATCGTAAGACAATTTTTAAGATCACTTTTGTCGAGAGCTTTAACGAATTTTGGAAGACCTTACATAGATTTAAAATTCCTAGAATCTACAGTTCAAAAATTATTTAAAGAACTAAATTATCCTGAAGAAGTTCAAAATGTTTTCAACATAATGATTGAACAATCTCAAATTGTATACACTAATCAACTTTTATTATCACAACTAGAACAAATTACTAAGCTAGGAATATTTGACGAAAAGAAAGTAAAAGCAGAATTGAAAGCTAATAACTTTAATGAGCAAATTGCACTTACAATTTTACAATATGAACTCCAATATGTACAATTACAATATATTCTTAAAGAACTTCAATTTAAACTACAAAATTATATTATTAGCACAAAAGACGCAGAAAATCAATTAAAGAAATTAGGCTTTGATTCATCTATAATTTCTGAGATAATTTTTGAATATCAAACAGCTCCATTAACAAAATATCAAATTAGCCAAATTGAAAGTTTGGCTAGAAAAGGATATTTATCAGTTGATGAAATTAAAAAACAATTACATTCATTAGGAGTAATTAAGGAATTTGAAGACATATTTATCAATTACACAAGTCAAGAAATTCAAATATCAACAACTTTAAGTATTGTAAAAGAACAATTAAGAAACTTCCTAATAGATTCAAAAACTGTAGAAAATGAATTAAAAGTGTTGAAAATTAATGATTATTTAATAAATGAGATAATTCAAGAAGAATATAATATAAATATTGCTAAATTACAATTATCATATTTAGAAACTTTAGCTAAGAATTTATACTATGATCAAGCTCAATTATCTAATGAATTATCCAAAATTTTGAAAGATAAAACTGCAATAGATCTTTATGTTCAAAGATTTTATTATGAATATGTATTTCCAAAAATTGTCAATTATTACGTAAGTTTAGCAAGGCATGGGATAATTGGAAATATTAAAAATTTACCAAAAGAAATTGTAGATTATGAAATTAATCCACAAATCCAAATTTTCCAACTTACAACAGAATTAGAATATATAAAATCTTTACTAAAAGATCTACAAATAACACCAACAAATGCTGAAAACGAGTTAATAAAATTAGGAATGCAAAAAGATTTAGCTAATTTATTTGTACAAACTTATATTCCGACACTTTATAGTTTACATACTATAATTGGAAATATTGTAAATGGACAACTCTTTAAAGTCGGAAAAGTACCCGTGAATCTAGGAAATGCTGAATCACAATTAAGACAATTAGGAATTCCTGAAAGTCAAATAAAAATATTGTTAGAACAATATGCATCCAGTTTTGGTTTAGAAATTTGGAGAAAATACTTGCCTTCATTAAGTGTGATTGAGACCGCAATAAAGTATAATTATCCAGAAAAACAATTAATTGACTATTCATTTATACCTTCTGAATTTCTTAACTTATACTCTAACTTATATCAATATGAACTAATTGGACAATATGTACAATCCTTAAAGACTGACTATGTTCAATTATTAGTTTATGGAGTTCAAAATATTCAACTTGAAAGTATAATGAAACAATATGGAATAAATGAAGTGCTATTAGGAGTTCTAAAATTATCAGCTCAAATTAAGAAAATATTAACGGCCTACCAAGAGTTATACTTAACACCGTCTAAAGCACTTTCTATAAGTGAATATGTATCAAATCCAACACAATTATTGCAAAAAGTATTTAGTGAATTTCAAGTTCCTAGTGATTTACAAAATACTTATCTTGAGTATGCAATAAATAGAAGAGTTAGGACATATGTAAGCGAAATAATCTCAACAATCAGTTTATTATTTGAGAAAGGCAAAATTGACTTAGGAACTGCTCAATCTTATTTACAACAACTACAGAAATATGGATTAACAAATGACGAAATTCAATTAATAATCCTCAATTGGCAGTTACGTTCAAATTTGTCAAGTTCATAAACTATAACTCATGAGTGTAAACCTCTGTAAATATGAAGCAGAAAATATATCATTTAAAGATTTAGAAAAGTTAAAAGATAATATATATTATGAAATTAAATATGATGGAACTCATGTCTGTTTAAAATTTGAGAATGAGCTAAAGATTCATACAAGAAAAGATATACCTCATGACAAAACTTTTCAAGAACTTTTTTTGAAAGTTCCAAATATTGAGGAAATTATAAATTATATAAAGAAAAATAATCAATATATAATACATGGGGAACTTATACATAAAAAGACATCAGCATTACAGATTCACAAAAATGAAACTCCGGAATTTATAATTTATGATGTCTTTGACAAAGAAAGTAACAAATATTTAAAACCAACTGAAGTTGATAGCGAAATTTATGCATGGTATCCAGAAATTTGTTTAGATTTAGATGATTTACTTGATATTATAACTAAAGAAAAACTTGAAGGTTTAGTAGCTAAAATCTATAATCCGAAATTTGCAAATTGTGAAGAAGGCAAAAACTTCAACTTATGTCTCTACAAATATAAACCTTATTTTTCAACTTTAGGAGTAATATTCAAGCCTATTAGAAGGGAAATTGATGTTAGACAATTATCATTTTTATTAGGAGAAATTGATAATGATTTAAAGAATAATAAAGATGAATGGTATAGAAATCATCCAGAACTTTATAAATTCTTTATCGAAAATAAAGATAAAATAATATCTATTTTACAGAATAAGAATTTTGAATTACAAATTGAAAAAAATACACATTTAGACATTAAGAAAATTAAAGAATATATTACAAATTTCAAAAGATAACAACATTTAGACCAAGCCATATACATAATATTATGTATAAGCTATGTGTGTTTATTTCTGTCAAGTTAATAATTTTTTCATATGAGCTTACCATATAAAGTACGTTTTAAGTTACCGTTAGAATTTCTAACGTTACAAGACTGGAATAATTTTGTGCAAAATTTGTTATTTATAAATCAATATGGTTCAGCAAAGCTATTACAATATTATCAAAATGGGAATTTTCAAAATCTAAATGATGTAATTGCTGACTATTTATTTGTTTCAGCTTTAAAAGTAGCTGGATATAATGTTCTTCATAATTTATCACAACCACAAGCTTATACATTTGGGGAAGGAAAACAACAGCCATTTGAAAGCATGGCAAATAAACCAATAATTCAACTGAAGTCTGTAATATTTCCAATTCTAAATTTTCAGATACAATTATCTAAAGTTAGTAAACAATTACAGCTACTAATTCCTAAACTAACAAGTAAAATTATAACTCCAAACCAAATTGCTGGAACACAATTCCAATTTTCTGGAACTTCAAATGTACAAACATTAATAGAAGATTATTTAGATCCATCGTATTTACAAACTTGGAGAGAAATAATAATACAAAATCTTGGAACTTCTGCAGTTCAAATTAATAATTCTATCTATCTAATGCCTAAAAATTGTTTAAAAATAACTGCAAGTTCACCAAGTGAAATTCAACTAACTGCTCAAACTCCAACTTTGCTAAGTGAAGAAATTGAATTTGTTGGAATTCCAATTGTTACTTATACAATTACAATAACAAATAGTCAGCCAGATCCAACTCCTTCACCATTTCAACAATTACTTCAACTTAATCTTTCTTCAATATTATCGAGTCCAAGTCAGCTTTTGAATTTACAATTTTGCTTAGATGTTAATTGTAATACTCCATTATATGCATGGATTGAAAGTTATACTTCTAATTTATCAAATGTTTATATTTGGGTAAATTTGCCAACTTCAATACCAGCAAATTCATCAATTACAATTTATATGTTTATAAGAAATTCAATTCAGTATCCTTATACTGGAATGAGACCAGATTTATCCGTGAGTTATGCACAATATGATAATGGAAAAAATATATTTTTAATTTATTTCAACGGAAATGAACCATTATCTAATTTTAATAATCAAGGAAATTCATTAACTCAAATATCTACAACCGGACCGTTAGGAAATACAATAAATGCAATTTATATAAGCGGTTATAATTCACATTTTGGATTTGTATATACTCCCAAATATATATCAAATCAGCCAGTAATTGCAGAATCATCTGTAATAGATTTAGGAAATCAAACAGGTGGATTAAATGCAGATAATGGATTTTCTTCAATTGTTGATAGTACTTCAATTTCTAGTTTAAATGCAATAAGTGTAGATATGGGGTATTCTGGTTCTTATTTTTCTAATGATTACTTTATAAGTGGAACTCAAACTTCCAATGTAAACCCAGCAGGAACTGCAGTATCACAGTGGCTTTATGCATGGGTCGTATATTCTGGATCATCAAGTACTTCATGGTATGGATGTATAGCACCTCAACTTTACAGTTCTTCAGGAGGATATTGTGGTACAGTTGGCAATAATCCATTTTCTAGTTCTTCTCAACTATATTTAGGTATAATTGGTAGTGTAAATTCTAGTTATCAATGGCAAACTGCATGGAATTTTATGAGGTTAAGAGCTTATCCTCCAAATAACGTAATGCCTTCAAATTCTCAACCACAAAAGACAATAGTTCTAGTCACGTGAGGTCAAACATGATGTTCTTTAATTCAAAATTAAGTTCATTCGGCTTTAATTCAGAATTTAAAAATCTCCAGATTTGCCTCATACCGAACAAGTGCAATTTTGGAATTGATAATATAAAAATTATGAATATAGTTTTAAATCATTTATTCAAAATTAAGCACGTAGTGATGTAAAAATGTCTTCAACTTACTGCGTTCAATTACCAGAAAATCTTTTATTATTATCTATGACTACAGTAAATCCTATAAACTTTACATCTTTGCAATTTTCATTAAGCGTAAATTCGCTAGTTATATTTCTATTCTCAAAATATCCTTTTAATTCTGGTTATTACAATAATTTTTGTATAAATCAAGATGAGTTTGGATTTGCACAAGTTGGACAAACTTTCAATATAGATCTATCAAATTATCAAGGATATTATATGCTAATTTTAATTTATCCACAAGGAATTAATTTAAAGAGTTCTAAAAGTTGTGTCTCGATTCAAGGTTTAACTATGACTTTTCAGAATACAACAATTTCACCAATTACAAGTGAAACTGTAATTAACAATTTTGATGGTCAAGAAGAAACCGGATTTTGTACATGTTATGATGGTCAAAGTCATGTAATAGAAATTCTATGTAATAATTCAAATTATGTTTCTGCTATTTTATTAAATAATTTAAATAATCAATTACTAATAATGACTTGTCAAGGATTTGTATATGAAAATAATACAACTGTAGGATTTATAACGCCAAGTACATGTGGTACTTTTGGTTCATATTTAACAGCAGAAATAACATTTATTGCAAATCAATCAGTTATAGATTTTCTAAATAATAATAATATCTCTTATAATATTTTATCATCTACTGAATGTCAACCAACTTATAAATTATTACCATGTACTTTACCATGTAAATCGTTTTACCAAATTACAAAATTATTATCTCCACCAACTAAATATTCTATAATATCTTCAAAATTATGGAATGAAATTGTACAAGACCTATATCTAACTTATAGTGTATTTAAATATATTAATTATTTAACACAATATGCATATTTAGACTATATATATCCTACAATTTTAGACTTTTATAATTTTTATGAAAACTTTCAACCATATCCATTTACTCAATTATTGTATGCACAAAAAGGAATTCCATTAACTGTAAACGATTTTAACAAATTAATAGATGCAATTGTAAAATTAGCAAATGAAAATGATATAAAATTGAAAAAAGGACTTTCTTATGTTCAGCGTGATCAAGTCGTAAGAGCTTCACAATTTGCAAATATAGTTTATAATGTTAATCAATTTCTAACTTTTAATTATAATCAATATTTTCTATTAGATTGTAATGGATCAATTTTCTCGAATTTATTGAATAAACAAAATGCATTTTTAAATGTCATAATTAATAATTTAGTAACTTCACTTAATATTCCTTCAAACGTTTATATTAAAAACTTATTAATATATACTTCAAATCAAACTATTTATAATTATGGTGTAATAGATAAATTAATAATTAATATTAATAACGGCGAAATTTATCTTAATGGAAATTCATTTATAAATTTTCTACTTATAACTGACAATAATAATAATATTTATGTAAATGATAATTCAGTAATAAACAATTTAATTTGTATTAGTAATACTGGCACTATAAATATCTCATCAAATGCAATAATTAAAAATAATCAATGTGCTTAATATAGAACTTTTACATATTCGGTTTTAATTTTAAATTAAAAAGTTCTAAATTTGACCTCATAATGCTCTTCATAATTTACAAAATATAAATTCTTTATTATCATCAGTTATAAAAGTTAGAACTGTACCGTATAATTTTCGCATTAAATCAAATCTGTTTTCTGTCCATTCATGAATAGCTATACAATATTGTTTGTATTTTTGTAATTGAGAAAAATCAAGTTTACTTTCGCATCCCTCACAATCCATAACTAAAATATCAGCATTTGGATATTCTTTTCCAGTCCATTCGCCGTAAACTTCAACTTTATCACATATTTGAAATTCTTTACAAACTTTTTCTTTAAATCTTTTATTCAGCTCATCACTTTTTTCATAACCAATTATTTTCTTTGCACCTTTAAGAAGAAAATACAAAGCAGAACTTCCACAATCATTTCCAATTATTATAATTGTTTTATTTTCAACTTGCAATTTTCCATATGCATAATCAAACTCATGCCAATAACAACACTCTAATTTACAAAAATAATCTTTATAATTTATACTCATGATTAAATGACCTCAAACAAAGCATAAACTTTAGCTTTCCCGGTAGCCCATGCGTAAACATTTGCAGGATTATTTACATGTATTTCTAAACTATCATTTGGCAAAATTGGGAAATTATTGTATAGATTATTGCCAATGTAAACTATGTAATTACTTAAATTCTGTAATATTATTCTAACAGTTTCTATGGATGGACCAGAATATAAAGGACTAGGAGTTGTGGAAACATCTAATTGTAGACCTTCTATAGTCGGCGGTGATAAATACAAACTTAATTTATTTATTGTATTAGCTAAACCAACTGTAGCTAAATATACATAGTCAAGTACATATTCTATAGAATTCGCAATAACATAAATTGCATTTTGTAATGAAATTCCTAATTTTTTAGAAATTGAATTTATCAAAATATAAAATGACTCATAAAAGTTATCAAAATTTTGTGTAAGTGTATTACTAATTTGATTAGGTAATTTGATAATTGAGTAATATAATTGTTCATTTGAATATAAAATTAAATTTATTTGTTGTTGAGCAGTTGAAATAAATCCAGCGATATAAATTGGATCTAGTTCTGTTAAAACTGGTTGTCCAGCTATATAAATTTCATCATAGAAAAATCCAGAACTAGCATTTATTGAACCTGGAATTGTTAAATTTCCATTTTTTAGAATTGAAGTAACTGCATTTCCACCAGTCTCATACAATTGAATAAGTAAAAGTGATGCAGTATTCCACATGGAAGAAGTCAATCTCTGAAATGGTGAAGCTAACAAACTTGAAATTGAAGCATATGTAATGCTCATATGTTTATATACTTAAATTGTAGTAAAAATAAACTCATAGCTTATATATCATATTATGTATATAGCTTGATCTAATTGATCTTATAACGAATTAGCAATATTTTAATTTGTCATGAACTTGAGAAATAATTATGAAAATCTTTACTTTTGTTGGATTTACAAAACATCTGGAAGAACTAGATTTTGATTATGTTGTAGTAGATAGAACTTTTAATGATTTAACTCCCCAGTTAATCGATAAATATTCAGATAAAATAATATGGAATGAGACAAATAGTAATGTAAGATGGATCAGAATTGCTAAACAATTACTTAAAATTCTAGAAGTAGTTAAAGATTTAGATGATGATATATTTGCGATAATTGATAGTGATCTAATTGTTCCAAAAATTAGAGAAATTGATCCACAAAATAAAATTTTAACGCTTTGTTATTGGCTTTATTACGAGTGGGCTAATGAAATAAGACCTTTCTGCTCTGGAACAAATTACATATTTAATAAAAAACATATCGTAATTTTAGAAACTGCAATAAATGTTTATTTAGAAAAAGAATATTATAAAGAATTTCCAGTGGATATATTTCTACATGACCATATTTTGCATATAAATATATTAAAATTAGGAACTATACATTATGTAAAAACTCCTGAAGGTGAGAAAAAAATGGAATTTACATTTAACGATATAAATCAAGTATTTAAACATATTCCAGAATTTGTTTTAATATCTTGGTGATATTTAATTGGAAAAACCGATTTATTACGTTTACCCTCAGCACCATGACGTTTCATTCAAATTTGTGGCTAAAGAACATATTAAAATGTTGAGAGAAAAATATACAGTTTACGAAATTCCAGCATTATCTTTCTATCAATTTACACCTTTCAAATATCCAATTTCTATAATTCACCCATTCTTCTATAGCATATGGCACTGGGGAAAAGTTGAATTTTCTTTCTTTGAACAGTATAGAAGCCGAGTTTCAGCAATTGTAGGAGTTGAAGTAGCTGACAGTGATAGAATTTCAGAAAAATTCATAGATTATGCTAATAATTATGCTGATAGATTAATTGGAAATTCAGAATGGACTATAAACGCTTTTAAAAATTCTGGACTAAAAATTCCAATTTTCAAAGTTGTTCATAATTTCAATTCTAGATTATTGGCAAAAGATAATGAGTTAAAAGTTGATGAACAAGTTAAATATATTGAAAAAGTTAAAAATGAGAAGAAAATTAAATTGATATTTATTTCACTTTGGCATTCTGATTTTAGAAAAGGAGCGGATTTATTTCATAATATTGCTAAAGAAATACAAAAAGAAAGAGACGACATTTATTTTTTAGTTAAATCTGGAGGGCCAAGGACAGATTTTCAAGATTTGAGAATGTTTAATTTGACTGGAAATACAGATTTTGACAATATTGTTAAAATGTATAGAATTTCTGACTTATATTTGTTGCCTTCAAGAGGCGGAAGTTTTGAACTTAATGGACTAGAGGCATTCATTTCCAAAATTCCGACAATTGCCACAAAAGGTGGTGCATGGGAAGAATATTTTCCTAACAATTTAAAAGATTTATTAGTAGATTCTTGTAGATTTCCAGATGTTCTTTGGAATAATCCAATTCATATTGGACAAGGAGTAGAAATGTGCATAAATAACGCAATAGAAAAAATCTTAGAAGTTCTAGATAAACTAGATGATTATAAAGCAAAAATTGAAGAAAACTATAACTTTTGGCTAGAAAACTTTAGTTATGAAACTGTAAAAAAACAATTATTTAACGCTTTGACTTTTACTTAAAAAATCATAAATTTTTAGTAATGCTTCAATATTTTCTTCTCTCTTTAACTTCTTTATCTCTCTTATTATTTCATCATAAATATTATTAATTTTAATCAGTTCTAAAACTTCCTTAATTAGTAAAATTGAAAATCTATGAGATTGTTGAACTATAACATAAATTTTTCTTGCTAATTTTTCAGCATCAAATTTATCATATTCAATTGAAAGTTCAACATCTGAATATTTTGCGGTAACATTATTTTCATAAAGAGTCAAAAAAAGTTTATATTTGTCTTCTACAATTACTTCAGCTTGATTATCATTTATCTTAACTATCACGTTTTCTCTTAACTTAAACTCCATGTCTATCAATATAATATATATTTTATGACATATTTATTTCTTTAAATTTCGAGTAAATCTTAAATTGGTCATAATGTAGGAGCTATGATATGGAATTTAAAAGAGAAAGTTCCGGAATAATAAAAAGCTTTTCAGCATTAGATATTTTTTCAATTAATCTTTTGTATATGGGAATTTTAAGCGGAATAAGCTATCCATTATTTGTCTCTGAAATGATGAAAAATGTAAACTTATTATTTGCAATTTTAATAGGCTCTGCTTTTGGAATTCCACTTTTAGTAATGTACTATTTGCTAACTAAGAAAATACCGTTAAATGGAGGAGATTACGCTTATATTAGATCTTCATTTTCTCCAAAGTTTTACACAATTTTCGGAATTTCACTATGGCTAATTTACGTATTTTCAGCTCCAGTTTTATCTGATCTTGTATTGTTAAATTTCAATATTCCAGTAATTGATAAGTTTTTAATTTCAGAATTATTATTTGCTATTGCTTTACTTAGCATAGTTAAAAAGTCAATTTATGCATATATTGTAGACGGAATTGCAATTTTACAAATAATTGTTTCTTTAATTCTGCCAATTTCAAGTTTCCATTTTCAAGCCCCAAATTTCATATTATCAAACACTTTACTTTCAGCTTTACTATTTGATTTGTCTATGTTTCTCTTCATAAATGCGATTAGTTATATAGCTGGCGAAACAAAAAATGTAGACAAATCCATGAAAATTGGATATTTCTTAAGTTACTTTGTAGTTACAATATTAGCGTTATTAGACAGTTATTCAAATTTAAATATCTTATTTCTGTTAATGCCGATATGGTTTATGAGTTATATTTTTGTTACTTCTATGATTCAAAGTAGATTAATTCAAAATTTAGCATTTGATAAAATCTTACCTGAAAAATTTGCAAAAATAACGCCTAATGCTTTACTGTTAATCTTTATCGCTGATACAATTGCAAACGTTTTAGAAAATCTATTTAATTTCTCAATTTCATTTGGATTTGATGGATTATTATTCATTTTCTGGAACTTTATAATTGTTAGTTTTGCATTTCTAAAGCTAACAAACAAAAAACTATTATTTTCAATAGTAATGATTAGCCTAATTTTACAGATCTTCTTATTCTTTTATCTAGGCATATCAAATTCAATATTCTATAATTTTGTAATTCAAGGAAATGTTCTATTTGCAATATTAAGAATATTGCTAATGCCAATTTTAGGAGGAATTATTTACTTGTTAAGGAGAAAAATTATAAACGCTGAATAAAGATGAAATTGGTATTTGGCATTTCTAGTTCAAGAAGTTATTTTTTTAAAACTAATTTTCCAATTTTAGTTAATCAACTAAGATTTAAAAGAAAAACATGGAGAAATGAAACTTGGGTTGATAGTGGCGGATTTCAAATTATAATGCATAACTTAAAAATTTCTGTAAATGATGTCTTGCAAAAGTATAAAAGTGTTAATGCTTACGCATTTTTTTCTCTCGATATTCCTAGCGTTTTTGCACCTCTTGACAAACGGAATTTTGAATATTTTGAGTATCTCTACACAAAAATTGAATGGATAGAAAAAATTATACCAGTTTTACATATTTATCCACTTCAAGATTTGGATAAAGCTATTGATTTTTACAAACAATACAGTTATTATTTTGCAATTGGCGGAATAATGACTTCTAGCAAATTAAGAGTTTTACAATATACATTTCCATGGATTTATTACCTAAAAAGAAAAGTATCTTATCTTCACGTTCTCGGTATATCATCTCCATATTTTTTACAAATTTTTAATAATATACAAAGCATGGATACCGCATTTTGTTCAATAATTTCAGCATTTAAAGAAATAATTTGGGTTAATGGATCTAGGAGATATATTGGAAATATGAAAACAAAAAGGGAAAGATATAAAATTACAAAAGAAGAAAAAGAACAATTGTTTGAATTTTTAGATAAGCATAATTTCCCATTTGAATATGACTTAAATAATAGGCATATTTTAGAACTAATAAACGCTTATATTCTATTGTATCATAATTGGAAAATTAAGAATAAGTATACTGAATATGCAGAAAAACTTAGAAAAATGGGATTAGACAGTTTGACAAGCGAGTTAATTAGAAATTATAAAATTGCAAATGAAATATTAAAACAGAAAAGAGAAAAATAGAAGATAAAAAAATATTAACTTAATAATTTGTCTAATTGCTCATCATAAATTACTTCAACCTTTCCATCTTTAATCACTATTTTACCTGACAAATTCTCGCCGAAATATTGTATCAAATATCCGTATCCAGCAGTTCTAACTCTACCGCTTATGCTATACTGAATTTCTACATCTCCATTACAATAAAGATGTTTAACCTCTCCGAGACTTCCTCTAGGACTTCTCAATATTTCAAAATCTTCACATTCACCGCTAAGCACTTTGAAATAAACACCGCCTCTATAACCTGATGGTAATTCAATAACATATAATGTATTTCCCGGTTCAAACTTTATGATTGGAGTTCCCTTTTCTGTTACAACAATTTTTGCATTTGCTAATTTTACCGTAAACTCATTAACTCTATCAAATTCTATAAAACTTCCATTTTCACCGCTTTCTACAAATCTTCCACTGAAATATATAACTCTTCCTCTAGCTCTATCACCAATTTCAGTTATATCCAATGCCTTGTCCTCAAAAAATGGATATTTCTCATCTTTTAAACTAACTTGAACTTTTAACTTATTCATTCTCTTATCACCAATATCTATTATGTAAATCTTTGTATTTAAAGTTATCTCTTAATTTTTACGTTTATATCTTACGCTATTTTTATCATTAAATTTCTTACTGTATAATTCCTCTTGATTTTAAAATATTATCCCAAAATTGAGAAAAAATAAGCATGAAGATAGATGATAAAGAGTAGAAAAATAAAATTAATAAGTTAAAAATTATAGATTAACAAAAAGAAAAAAATTATAGATAAAAAACGATTAATTTAAAACTTTAATCAACTTTATGACTTTTAGGTCTTGGATGCGTTATTAAATAATATTTATTTCCACTTAGCATAACTGAATTTTCGCCATGGTCTGCTGATTTCATAACAAATGTTGTAGAATTTTGAAGATATATCAAAAATGCAATACCAGGTGTTGAAAATAAATCAGTTGCTAATACAGGATTTGAAAATTGTATCTCATGATTATAAATTGTCAAACTGTTTACATGATTGAGACTAAGATTTAATTCGCTATTTGGTGGTGGAACTTCATAAATTTCCAAATTGCCTTGATTAAAAACTAAAGAAAATTGATATAATTGTCCTTTAATAAATATATCGAAAAAGTCTATTGCATAATTGGTATAATTAATAAGTAATTTTTTAGAATTAAGATTTGAAAGTTCTATTTGTTTTAATATAAAGTTTTTCATATCCTCTAAACTTCTTGTAATTTTATTTCTTCTATAAACTGAAATTATTGATGGAGCTGGCGTATAATATATGCCTTTAGTTTCATCTAATTGATTACCATCATACTTAAAACAACCGTTAAACGTTAATCCTGACCTAGAAATATATTTAGAACAATTTACATAATGATTTGAAATTAACGAAATTTTTGTAACTTGACCATTTGAATGTTTCAACATAAAAACGATTGGCAAATATTTTATTTGTTTTAAAATTTTAACTTCATACTTTTTTTGGTCTTCAACTTGGGACATACGACTTATCACCCGTAAATGAAAATATGTTATATGACAAATTTATAACTTTCTTTATTTTTCGATTTACAAACTTTCTAAAATGTTAGTATTACTATTTGAAACGTGAGAAAAATTATGCATGGAGAAAGAAAACAAAAAACAAAAAAATAAAAAATAAAGAATACGAAAGAAAAAAATTAGTATATATTCCAAAGTAATAAAGCAATTAGCTTTAAAATTTCTTCACGCGTACCTTCAATTACTTTTTCATTGTTTACATCTTTGTAAACTTTATAAAGCCTTGCAATTTTTTGTAGTATCTTAACAAAATCAATATCTTCTGGATTTAAATAAGTAAAGCTAATTTCATTTTTCGTATCATTTATTCTTATGTTCAATTTGTTATATTCTATAGACTTTCCCTTTACTTCAGCTAACTGAATTAAAAAATTAACATTAACTTGTTGTTCCAATACCTCTTTCATTTGACTTTGACTTTTTTCTTGACTCATCTTTTTCACCATTATCTATTATCTCTAAACTTATATTTAAATTTTTCTCTATCTTTTCATGTCTTCATTTTTCGACTTATAATTATGTTAATTTTCATGATCATTATACTTTCTTTCATAAATGACTTTCCCATGAATTTTTAATACACCAGTTCTATCAAATTCAGCTAACGCATTCAAATACTCCTTGTAAGCTTTGATAATATAATCTATTCTATTATGCATTCTTTCTAGAATTTTTTTCTGCTCAGCAGTTAATTTATGTACTCTTGTCATTTTTTATCATCTACAAATCATCATACGTTATATGACAAATTTAAAAGTATCTTTAATTTTAGATTTACGAATTTCCTAAAATGTTAGTATTATTATCCCAAACATGAAAAAAAATATTGATAAAAATAGAAGATAATAAACATAAAAATAGGAAGTTAAAATATAAAATTATAAAAATAAAATAAAATTAAGGAAAAAAGTTAAAAAAATTATTGAATTTGTTGTTGTGAATTAAAACGAGAAACGAGAGAAGAAAATAATTTTTGTGCATATTTTTGATCAAATCCATGATAATAAAAAAATCTATTTTTTTCTGAAATTTTATAAACCGCAAATCTTGACTTTGAACAACAATTACATTTAGCTAAAGCAAAATTGTTCATTTGTTGAACTATTTCAAAGTCATGAAATTTTACATCAATAATTTGAATCTTCATAACTCTCAATTATATATATGTCTAAACTTATATTTAAAGTTTTCTCTAAACGTTTATCTCTCTATCTATCTACTTTTTTATCTTATATTATCAATTTTTATCTCAAAATAGAAAATATAAAATAGAAGATAATAAAAATAAAAATAAAAAAAACAATTAACTTAATATAGACTTAATGACTTCCAGCCGGTAAAGAAATTGAAAACGTATACTATTTGATGTTTTTGGCTCTGTGAATTATATTTAATTCTTTCTTCAACCAGCAATATTACCGTATCACTCTTGGGAATAACAGCATATTCAAATTCTCTTGTATTATCATCAGCATCATTAGTATTCATCAATATCAATTCATATTCGCCATAAATCTGTTTGATTTTTGCGCTCCCATCTTTCCCTTTATACTCTTTAATTGTCAAAAAATATTTGGCCTCATTTCTTCCCTCTTTTATCGACTGTTCTATTAATTGATTGATTTGTTCATCGGTTAATTTTTTCATCTTTTCACCAACATATTATATGTAAATTCTCCTTTATAAATTTTTCTCTCCTTTTTTAGATCTCTATTTTTCGTTTCTTCTCCATCATCTCTCTCTATAGAGAACGTGTAAATTCTGTCTCTCCAATTTCTCTCATAACTGCAGAGATAAATTGTTTCCTAACGGTGAAATCGCGTAAAAAAACCTATTTTGGGTTTGATCATAATTTATTAATTATAAACTACTAACTACATAACTATATAATTATTATATTGTATAACTAGATAGTTCATATATTCTCAAAATTATTAAATCTCCTTACAATTTCCTCCATAAAATACTGATATAAATCCAAACTGTATACAGAATCTTCTATTGAATTGAAAGAAAAAAAGAAACTATATTTTTCACTTGAACTATAAAACTATAATTATTAAATTATAAACTACTAATTAGTAGTTAGCTAATTATATAATATACTAACTATGTAGTTATATAATT